ACTAACTTCTTCATTGCGAACACATACGCTTGTATCAAAGGGCGTGGTATTCATAAATGTATGGAGGATGTGCATACGGCTTTAATCATAGACAGAATGGGTACACGATTCTGTTTGAAGATTGACATCAAGAAGTTCTATGATAACATAGACCACGTAGCATTGAAAAAGATAATCCGCTACACCATAGCGGACGAACAACTGCTAAGGCTGTTGGATAAGATAATAGATAGTAACGGTAAAGACAAAGGGCTGCCAATAGGCAATTTCACAAGCCAATATTTTGCTAATCTCTATTTGGCATACTTCGACCATTGGGTTAAAGAGGAACTGGCTAAGATAGTGATGAAGCGTTTTGGAGTGAAAATCTACTACTATCGCTATATGGATGATATGGTGATACTATGCGCTGACAAAGAGGCACTGCATTTCGTACTCGACATGATGGGGCTTTACTTGGGTGGCGAATTGAAAGTAGAGATTAAAAGCAACTGGCAGATATTCCCGGTTGATGCTCGTAGCATTGATTATGTGGGATTCAAACAAAACCATTACGGCATATTGCTAAGAAGCGGTATTCTGAAAAGGTTTTATAAGAAATTCCACCGCACCATCAATAAATACGAAATCAAAGATGAAACGGATATTAAACACCTCTTCCCGTCTGAATATGGCTGGATAATCAGATGCTCGGAGGAACACAGTAAATTCATTTTTAATAATTGTTTGAACGATGGAAGCAAATGTTTTGACTACAGGGTTGCTGGCTAAGACTAAGCCGGAAGTGATAGACTCTCTTAATAACGGGCAGGGAACGTTCCTTTATAACCATAATATCAAAGAGGTTAAGGTTATTGCCGACAAAGAGGGTAGCATTGAGATTACGACTGATGTGGAACGTGCCACTGGCACGATGTTCCAATATGACAGCGTGAGGGGGGAATATCCTAAGACGGCTGATAATATTTTCAGTACGTTGCTTACTGCAAAATACCCGGCTAAGACAGAAAGTAAGCTGGTAAACGAATATCAGTCTGCCATGCTGGGCTTGCTTGCCGAAAGTGCGAAAGCCCCCTATGAGGACTTTTTGAAAGACCGTTTGGCTATTCGTGAAATGGTAGATGCCGATTGTGAAACCTATAACATACCGATGGACTTATGAACGAAGTAGTGGACTTTGAGGAAACTGAATCCTTGAATGAAGATATTTTCGATTGTGAATATACCTCAGTAGATGCCGTGATTAATGAGGTCACGGTGTTTACGGGGTGTAAGGAAAGACAGACAGAGAACGGAACGAGAACACTTATCGCCTATGGCGAAGGTATCGGTGCATCCGCTTTCTATACTGACAGCAAGAAGTTGAAAGATGTTGTTTTAGACCCGAAGCGCAAATATCCGTTTCGTGCCGTTATCAAAGTGGTACGCTATGGAACGATGTATGGGTTTAAGTTCTTTCCACCGAATACTCCAATCACGCAGGAGGATAGAGATAACTTTGAGTATTACAAGCGAAACAAGTATAAGAAAAACCGATGATGGAAGAAAGTTTAAAAGTGGCACAAGGCATAAGCGATTTTGGCTTTATGGTGATAGTGTGCGCTGTGTTCCTCTGTTTGGCGGCTGCACTTATGATAGCTTGTTTCAAGTGGTTCAAGTCTATCATTAACGGCATGATTAAAGGCAATCAGTCTATGGTAGCCGAACTTCTGACGGAAACCAAGAATCAGAATGATATGCTTACGGATATTGCGGAGGGGTTGCGCCCGGAAACGCAGCTAAGGATAAAGAATACTTCGGGTATATACTTTGACCTTGCTATAGAAAGGGTGTGCCGGATTATTCGGAAAGTGAGAGAGGAAAACCACATAGCCGACCATGAAGCTACAAAGGCTAAGATACACACATTGATAATGAACTTGCACGAAGATAGGAATAGCAGGTTTGACTACTATACCTATCGGGGCAAACGTTTATCCAGCTACACGTCCCCCGAATGGATTGAGTGGGTGGAGCAATGCGTATTGAGTGAGGTATATGCTGAAAGCGTGAATAACGGCAGGACTTATACCAATGTACAGACGGTTTATGACCGTATAAAAATAGATTTTTACCATAAATTGAATCAAGAATGAAGATACTTATAGACAATGGGCATGGAGAAAATACACCGGGTAAACGCAGCCCGGATGGAACTTTCAGAGAATATGCCTATACGAGAGAAATTGCGGATGAAGTCGTGCGTGAACTGGCTAAACGTGGCTATGTAGCGGAACGCATTGTTAAGGAGAGCTTGGACGTGCCTTTGGCTGAACGTGCAAGGCGTGTGAACGAGGTTTGCGCCAGATATGGGGCTAATAACGTGTTGCTTGTTTCCATCCACTGCAATGCTGCCGGGAGTGGCGAATGGATGAATGCCCGTGGGTGGTCTGCCTATACTACTAAGGGCAAAACGAAAGCTGACGAACTGGCAAACCGAATGTATGATGCTGCCGCTTGCTTTATTACCGGGCAAAAGATTAGGCGTGACTATTCGGATGGCGACCCGGATTGGGAGGAAAATTTCTACATCCTTTCCAAGACGAAATGTCCGGCAGTGCTGACGGAAAATTTCTTCATGGATAACAAGGAGGATATTGCTTACCTTACATCTATGGAGGGGAAACAAAACATTGTGAACACCCACGTAGAGGGTATAATCCAATACATCAAAGAATATGAGAAATAAAGCGTTTTTGATATTAATCGCCCTCTGTGGGCTTTTGATGGCGGCTACCTTTGGGCTTATTGTTCCAAGTTGAAATCAGAAAAGGAAAGGTTGGATGGCAACCAAACCGCCTTGTTGGAGAAAGTCGAATTTTACCAAACAGAATCCGGGAAATCCGCTGCCTCTGTACAGGCATTGACTTTATCCAAGTCTGAGGTGGAAAAGCATTGTGCTGACTTGACGAATACCGTTAAGGAACTTGACCTGAAAGTAAAGAGGTTGCAAGCGGCTTCCACGACTGCGACAAAAACGGAGGTGGAGGTACAAACCATAGTTAAGGATAGTATTATATACCGTGATACATCCTATCTTAAAGTCCAAGCGATACGATGGAAAGACCCGTGGATAAATGTTGATGGCTTAATCATGCTCGATAAGAAACTGGATTTACGCATACAATCTGTAGATACCCTATTTCAAGTAGTGCATAGAGTGCCTAAGCAATGGTTGTTTTTCCGATGGGGAACAAAGGCTATTAGGCAAGAAATTGTAAGTAGCAATCCCCATACCAAAATAGTGTATTCGGAATATATAGAATTAAAGAAACGGAAAAAGAAATGATTAGGTGTTAGTAATAGAGTAGAACTATTGTTCTGAGCCGGGTTCGCTGTGAAGTGCGCCCGGTTTTTCTTTGTCCTTTGAAATAAAAGTCATATCTTTGCAGTGCCGATTCTGAAAATCGGTGTTGCATTGTACCCCTGTATTCTTCTTTTGGAGAGGCAGGGGTATTCAACAAAAATACAAAAGTTCTACTATAGTTCTACGAAAAATTAAAATAACCTCGCAAGTGATTGATACTCAAAGTTGGGTTAGAAGTTTCCTAAACTTTAGATAGGGGTTCGATTCCCCTCGAGGCTACTACGAAGAATCTGTGAGAAGTTGTTTTGTTTTGCTTTCATATCGTATCTGGTTTTAAGTTTAACAATGGCTTCTTTTAAGATGAACGTCTTATAGCTTCTATTTGTTTTAATAATCAATAGAAAAAGCCTCTACCGAATGTTCGGAAGAGGCTTTTTCTATTTCTGGAATTTATTATTCTTCCGTAGTTACTGGTACGACTTTTTTGTTCTTCATCATGTTGTATGCAATCGGAGATGCAATGAACAGTGATGACAATGTACCGATAACAACACCCAAGATCATTGCGAATGCAAAGCTGCGGATTGAATCACCGCCAAGGATGAAGATACACAGCAATACGATCAATGTACTTAATGATGTATTGATAGTACGTGCAAGTGTAGTATTCAATGAATCATTGAACAACTGACGTTTGTCACGTTTCGGATACAGGCCGAAGAATTCACGTACACGGTCGAAGATTACCACCTTGTCATTGATAGAGTAACCGATAGCTGTCAGGATAGCACCGATAAACGTTTGGTCAATTTCCAGTGAGAATGGAACGATACCCCATAACAATGAGTAAGCACCGATAATCATGATGGTATCGCATGATAGAGCTACGATAGAGCCAATACTATATGCGATGTTACGGAAACGGATTAAGATATACAGACCGATAGCGATCAAAGCCAGTACTACGGAATAGATAGCACCTGTCTTGATATCGTCTGCGATACTCGGACCCACTTTTTGAGAACTTACAATACTACCACCAGTGTGATTGTCACGGTCGATAAAGGTAGCTAGAGTGATGTTTTGAGTCAGCACAGGTTTCAAAGTCTCATATAAATATGCTTCGATTTGAGAGTCAACATCGTTTCCTGCATCTTCAATACGGTAGTTGGTGCTGATACGTACAGTTTTCTTATCTGTACCGATAGCGATAACACTAACGTTAGCATCACCGAACTTGCTGGAGATCAATTCACGAATCTGTTCGGGTTCTACCGGATTCTCGAACTGTACCTTGAAGTTACGTCCACCGGTAAAGTCGATACTCTGGCTTAAACCGCGCATGGCAAATGAACCGATACAAACGAGGATGATGGCTACAGTGATGATAAGGGATTTTTTGTTTGTTCCCATGAAATCAAAACGTGTGTTGGTCATCAAGTTTCTTGAAACAGGGGTTGTGAATGTAAGGTTCAATAGTTTGTCCTTGTTCATGAAGTGTTCGTAAACTATACGGGTCATGAACACAGCGGTGAAGAAGGATACTAGAATACCGATAATCAATGTCGTAGCAAAACCACGGATCGGACCGGTACCGAAGTTAAACAGAATGACACCTGTGATGATGGATGTCAGGTTCGAGTCGAAGATAGCGGAGAATGCGTTGGAATAACCGTCAGCAAGTGCTTTCTTCACACCTTTACCGGCACGAAGTTCTTCTTTTGTACGTTCGTAGATAAGTACGTTCGCATCCACTGCCATACCTAGTGACAACACCATACCGGCAATACCGGACATTGTCAATGCTGCCTGGAAGGAGGAGAGGACACCTAATACGAAGAAGAAGTTCAGGAACAATGCACCATTGGCAATCATACCCGGTATGAAGCCGTACATCATACACATATAGATCATCAACAGAATCAGAGCCACTACGAATGAGAATACACCTGCATTGATAGATTCCTGACCCAATGACGGACCAACGATATCTTCCTGTACGATGTGAGCCGGAGCCGGCATCTTACCTGATTTCAATACGTTTGCTAAGTCCTTTGCCTGTTCAGGAGTGAAATGACCTGTAATCTGTGAACGTCCACCTGTGATTTCAGAGTTTACGTTTGGTGCAGAATATACATAGTTATCAAGAACAATAGCGATAGAACGACCGATGTTTTGTTTAGTCAACTGTGCCCAACGACGTGCACCGTCAGAGTTCATAGTCATGCTGACAGCCGGTTTGCTGTATTGGTCGAATTCATCTTTCGCGTCTGTTACTACATCACCTTCCAACGGAGCTTTACCGTTGCGTTCGGTAGACTTGATAGCATATAATTCGAACGTCTGTCCTTTCTTGTCAAATTCAGAAGGAGAAACACCCCATTTCAAACGAAGGTCTTTCGGGAGTTCTGCTTTAACTTCCGGCATAGCCAGATATTTGTTGATATCAGCAGTGTCTTTGTAGTTAGCGTAACCGATCACAGGACCTTGTCCGCTAGAGTTCAACTGCAGGATAGCCAACAGAGGGTATTGCTTTTTAATTTCTGCCAGGTTAGCTGTTGAATTATCTTCAGTAGTTGTAGCATCTCCTTTCAGGGCAGCAGCAAGACTGTCGGCAGCACTTACGTTTTTCTTGGCCGGAGTAGCTTCTGCAAGCGGAGCTTCTTTGGTGGAATCTACAGCAGTAGAGTCTGCACCTGTCTCCTGCGCTAATACAGCGCGCAATTTAGCATCAGCAGATTGCATGGCAGGAAGAACTTCTTTAGCTGTATAAGTTTCCCAGAATTCCAGGTTAGCAGAACCTTGGAGAAGTTTTCTCACACGTTCCGGCTCTTTGATACCCGGCAATTCCACCATGATACGACCCATTTTGTCTTCCAGGCTCTGGATATTCGGCTGAACAACACCGAAACGGTCGATACGTGTACGAAGTACGTTATATGAGTTTTCAACAGCAGCTTTTACTTCTGCTCTCAATACTTTTTCAACTTCTGCATCCGATGATTTCTGGTTAACTTTGTCTTTCAACTGTTGTGTTGCGAAGAGTTCGGAAAGTTTTGCGTTAGGAGCAGCTTTGTGGTATTCTCTGACAAATAGCGTGATGATATCATCCTGGCTGTTTACAGCCTGTTTTGCAGCTTCTGCCAATGCATTGTTGAAAGCTTCATCCGGCTTGTTGTCAGCCAGTGCTTTGATAACATCAGGTACAGAAACTTCAAGGATAACGTTCATACCACCTTTTAGGTCCAAACCTAAACTAATCTCCATCTCACGACATTGTTTCAGCGTCCAGTTACCCAACCACACTTTCTCATTGGAGAGAGAGTCGAGGTAGTCTTGTTCCACTTTCGGGTCGCCGTTCGCAATTTCTTTCGCCTTGTTGGTATAATGGCGTGTTACGAAGGAGAAGGAGAGATAGAACACACATACCAGTGTGAGTAATACCGCAAAAACCTTTACAAATCCTTTGTTTTGCAT